CTTTTATAGAGAGATGACTACTCATAAATAAGTAACAAGGCACACAGGTTGTAGAAAAAGGCCGAAGCCCAAATCAACTACCTGACATACCGATGGGAAAACCATAAGGAATCACTGGATGGAGGTAAAAGTAGCGAAATTTGGTCGAGACGTCCTTTTGAAATAGCATCTTCGACTGATAGCTGAACAACAATTGAAATGCCATACATATCGGCAAATAATTGTCGCGTTTCTAAAGTAGGCTGAAAAATAGGAATTTTCAACACATCCGAAGGAATAAATTTCCAACCATCAATGGAAACGGAATTAAAAGAACGAAACTTCCAACGCGGTGTAACACGATTAGTGTTACGCAAAGCCAAATGAGCCAAAGGCGCAACAATAGGACAATGAGGAGTTTCATAAAGACAACTCAAGGCCTTAGCTCGCAACAATGAATCCATTAATCTTCGACCCCCCTTCAAAAAAGAATGTGTCCATCCAAAAGAAGAAAGGAATCGACGAGGTTCGCGTATACACTGATGAGATTTACCAAAAACTTTTCGACAAAAGGATGCGCGCATAGGTGATTCACAACTCTCAATTTTAATAGTAAAACCAAGATGTTTATAATCATCAACACTAGGCGCAGTACCAAAAGGAACAGCAAAAAGACCATCATCACCTTCTACAATACCATCAAAGGGCAAATCACCATTATAATCAGGAGCAAGCCCAAAGCGTTCATACATCAAAAATAAAAATAACATCAAATTAGTAAACCCATTGCCAATTGAAGTACACATATCACCAGACATGCGACGACCATCAACTAAAACCGTCATACCATTACGCAAATGCAGTCGATTTCTCCCACATAAAGTGGAATTAATCAACCGCATATGTGGACAAGGAAACATATACTCGTACAACTGACACTCACAAGCTGACAAAAACTCTGGCACAAAATGACTCTCAAAAGCGGAAAAATCAGAAACAAAAAACTCACGACCTGGAATATCAAGAGATTCAATCCTAACCATTTCTTGCTCCAACGTCATATTCTTAACAAACCAAGGCAAACGATAAATCTCTTTTTCAATTGCATAAAAATAAGGTCCAGAGAACACTTTAAAAGCGTCACTCCTAGAATTAATCATACGCAAATGCTTCAACTCATCATAAAATTCAGTCTTCGGAAAAGAATCAACATGGGAACATTGATTAACAGAAGGACAACCACCAACCAACCGATCATGGGCATCTCGATATTGCTTTAACCGAGATTCGGGAAACTTCAAATGCCGGTACCAATCATCATACAAGGATTCAAAATTGAAACAAGTAAAAGGAACTAAATGGGTCTCAAGCCACAACCGGACAAACCTACGAAAGCGCGCTAAAACCAAACCATCACCAATAGGGAGATCTCGAAATAAACGTTTCAAGAAACCACATTCAATAGTGAAAGGATCATGGGTATCAACACAAATGGGGGAATAATCAGGAACATGGCAACTATTCAATTGACGAAACATATGACGTCGCTCGAACTGAATATTAACACGACGCCAATGCAAAGTCTTCGCAAATAAAGATACAGGAATATCAATGGGCGCCTCAATAGAACGAAAACCATAAGCAAACGTCCCTATTGAGCGCCCACGCCGTAAAAATTTTGCTCGCGTAAACAAAACATGGCGCACTCAGAAGTGTAA